CCTTGCTTCCGCGGTTGCGGTCACTCCGCTTGGAGGAGCCGAGATCGTGATGGTCGGGATTGCTGAATGACCGCTCCCTTGGTTGATGACATCGATGCGGCTGATCTTGCCGGCTGTGATCGATGAACTCAGGTTTCCAGATGTGATGTACCAGAAGGCTGCTGTAGCCGTCTGCGTAGAACAGCTTCTCGTTGAGCTGCGCGAAGTAGACAAAGTTGGCCAACGGATCGATCGTCGAGCTTGAGATCTGGGCGTAAGAGACTCCGGGTGATCCGTAGTAGAGCGTCTTGGTCGAGGTGTCGTTGACCGCGATGACGAGGCGTTCGGATGCCGAGGTGTCGAAGTAGAAGCCTGAAAAGACGCTGGCGTTTGTTGGGAGGTTTGAGCCGAAGCTGGAGGTAAGCGCGTTCCAGTTGTTCTACGATGTCTTCCCAGTCTTGGACTAAAGCATTGCCGGCGAGCGTGACGGTTCCGAGTCGGCTGACGATGTTCCCGAAGTCGTCATAGTCCATGTTGATGGCCGACTCCATGCTTGTGGCAGGGATGACATCTGGACGTGTGGCAGAGATGACGCCGGTGCTGAACCCGTTGGTCCCGTCGAGGATCAACTGGTCATCGAGGGCATCTGACGCTTGGAACGGCATTACAGGATGTCTTGGAAGGTGTAGTCGTAGAGGCTGTCAGGGATGATGCGGCTGATCTGCTGCTGTTGGCCGCGCTCCATGTCCTTCATGATGGAGACCTGAGCGGCACCCTCTTGGAACTTGGCCTGCGCCTTTGCGTACTGGCGTGAGTATTCGAGGAGATCGCCTTCGGTGTAGGCCAGCAGGGCGTTCTCTACTCCGCGCAGCTCGAAGTCGCTGTCGTTGGAGATGGCCGTGGATTCTCCGAACTGGCGCATCTGGGACTGCTTCTTTCCCAGGATGAAGAGTGTCCCATCGGTGTTTGGCGTTGGGACGAGTTTGATGCGCGGGACGCCGGCCTCGCCGTAAGAAGCCCCGATGATCCGCACCCAGTTGACGAAGTTGTTGGGCGTGGACTTGCGGGAGTCCACGTTGTTCCAAGTGTTTGGATCGAGCTGGAAGAACGAGACCCATTCTGCGGCAGGGATCTCGATGCCATCGGTTTCGCCGGTGACCGTGAACCGTGCGGCGACCGGGAAGTCGAGGAACATGTTGTACCCGGACCCGGAGGCGTAGGTGGCGGTGACGGTCTGGTCGAGGGTGACGAGTTCGGTGCCGTTGGTGACCGATGTGGAGATGACTCCGAGGGTATCGTTCCAGAGGCACGAGTCCCAGATCATCGAGTAGCGACGGATGCAGAACTTGTTGGCCAACGAGATGGTGGCCGAGTCCGTGAACGAGAGCTTGTCGCAGGCAGCCTGCGCTACTTCGGAAGGTTTCATGCGTACTCGATCAGTTCAAAGTGGACCTTGGCTTGGAACGTGGTTGATCCGTTGTTTCCGAAATATGAAGCCACAGGATTTGCGGCAACCGTGAGAAATTGCCCGAAATTAGAAGTGAAAAAAATGCGGAACGTATGGCTTGATAAAGAAGATGTGAAAACGGCTTGAGCATGCACCATGGATTGGTACGCACTTCCGCATAAAGAAGATCCGACGCCAATGTAATTTGCTGCGGAATACGGGCTTTCAGCGATTCCGGCATAGCAATATGAATCAACTGTCGGCTGAATAGGAATTGAAACCCTGATGATGCACTTGTTTCCGATTACCTTTGGAGTCCATGTGTATTCCCACGCAGTTGTTGATCCGCTCACCTCCACGGCGGAACCTATGTTTGCGGAAACATTGGTTACCTGTCCAGAAGTGGAGGTTTTTACGATGTCTTCTGAGTAGGCGAACCTTACAGACGTCACTGATCCGATTGTCGCAGTCTTGACCGCATTTGAAGCTGCGGAATCCCTGATGATTATGGTGTCGGCATTTACCGGAGTCGCTTTCGACGACAGGTTGTTGATGGCAACCGTTCCTGCGGTGATGGTCAGTGAATCGCCGGACGCATTTCCGATGGTGGTGTTGCCATTGACCGAAAGGTCACCGGTGATGGCCGTGTTGCCGGCGACATCGAGAGTGCCCGCGACGACGGTGTTTCCGCTGGCTGATGCGACGGTGAACTTGGCGGCTCCCACCTCGAAGTTGCCGGTCACTCCGAGGGTGGTTCCGACCGTGGCAGCACCGCTTGTTGAGAGGCTTGAGAGCGAAGTGGCACCAGTGACCCCAAGGGTTCCGAGGACGGAAGCATTTCCGCTCGTGGCATCGACGAAGAACTTGTTGGTGTTGACCGAGAAGTTGCCGCCAGACGATAGGGTTCCAGGCACGGACAGGTTGCCCGTGAGCGTGGTGACTCCAGTAACGTTGAGTGCCCCACCGATGACGGTGTTCCCGCTGGTGGTGAGTGTTGACAGGCTGGTTGCCCCGGTGACTGAGAGGGTGCCGGTGCTGGCCACTCCTGCGGAGGAGATCTGGAGCGCGGAATCGTTGCCGTTGCCATCGCTGATGGTTCTCAGGGAACCGCTCAGGACAGCGTTGTCGGTGGTCTTGAGGAGCGCGGTGTAGGTGGATGCTACGGAGCTTCCGGTGAGTGGAGTTCCCATACTATTCTCTTGGAGGTAGTGCGTACCAACCCTCGCTGATTGTCACGCGGTTTCGGCTTCGGATGACCTTCCCTTCGGCGTCTTTGGCCCAGACGTGGGCTTTGACGTTCTCAGCCAGTCGGACGGGTTGACCTGGTGGAACCATCACCACTCTTGTCGGGCTGCAACCCGGCAGCATCAACGCGAGCAAGGAGGCGAGCAGTGAGGGTTTTGTCCGTTTGTCCGTCTTCAAGGGTTTGATCTTTCTGCTCAAGGATCTTGTCGAGTGTGGCCTTCATCATTCCTTGGCTGATGCTGAGAAGCGGGTCCATGTTTGATCAATTTCGCGTGGAAGTAGACTGCCCATGAGAAGATGCCTGCGAGTCCGCAGTTGAGGATGATTTCCGATAGTGGAGGGGTCGATGCGGTCAGGCAGTTGAAGAGTGAGCCTGCTGCTGTTGCGGTGAGTGATGCGCGGAGCAGGAGGTTGCCTGTGAGTGGCCATCGTTTGACCACTCCGTCTGACCGATAGAGGAGGATCATGAAAGCAGAAACGCCAGCGGTGAGGATTCCGCTGGCGATGAAGTTCACCACTGTGAGTGGGTTCATGGTTTTGGTCCGAATCTGCTTAGGATGTATTCGACTCCGTGTAGACCAAGGAAGCCCATGATGAACGCTGCGGCGTACTGAGTGTTGCTGTTGCCGATGTTCACCAGATCGACGACTACGGGTGTGAGGTAGTTGGCCGAGAGGGTTCCTGCGAGGAGCGAGGTGATGGTGGTGAACCAGTCTTTATGACCGTCCTTCTTCATCATCACCAGGCTCCCAGCGAAGCCCGCTACGAGTAGGCCAATGTTGATGCCCAAGTCTCGTAGCGTCTCCTTCACTTCTGGTCCTCCTTGCTCGCGTCCTGAGCCTTCAGAGCGGTGAACATGGCACCGGCACCAGCCGTGATTGCGGCGATGGCGTTGGCGATGTCACCTGCGATGAATCTGCTTGATGCCGACCGAGAGAGCGGCGAGCAGGACGGCAACGCCGCCAGCGGTTGTTTTCCAGTTCTTCATTCGGGCTTAGGTTGAGCGGCTTGGATGATAATTTCGACGAGCGGCAGTCCGACCTTAGCGTTCTGGATTCCGCCCGCCTTCACGGCGATGTCGATGAGCTGGAGGAGGCTGTTGGCCTGCTCCTGAGTCAGTTTGATTTCAATCATGCGGCGGGAGCATCGGCAACAACCTCAGGCTCGGCAACCACAACCGGAGCGGGCGGCACCCACGGCAGCGGCAGCACCACAACCGGCGGGTTGATCTGGTTCTGGATCTGCGCGGTGACGTTCGCTTCGATGGCGGTCTTGTCCACGCCGTTCGCGAAGCACCAGCCGAGAACCTGATCCTGCGTGAGGTCAGGATACGGCGTGAATGAGTCGCTGGGCGGAGCGAACGAACAGGAGCCGTAGCAGGTACCGCTGTACGAATCCTGCGAGCCGTTGCAACGCCAGTCGGCGGTGATGACGACATCGGTGAGAGTGCCTTCAACCGGCTTGGTCAGAAGGCGTTCGATGATCCAAGAGATGTTCATGTATTAGCGGGTTTCGAGGGTTTGAACGCGAGCTGTCAGTTCTTTGATGGCGGCAACCAGCAGCGGGATGATATCGGTGTATGCAACACCAAGTTTCTCAGGATTCGACGCATCGACAGCTTCAGGAAGAACCGCTTGGATATCCTGAGCAATGAGGAACGGCTTACGCGTGTTGTTCTCGTCGAACTTGAACTTTCCGATGACCGCTCGCAATGAAGCGACTTTCGAGATGTGCGTTGGTGATCGGCTCGATGATGTCCTTCAAACGTTCATCGGAAGCGGAGGTCCAAGACGTTGCGGCAGTTCCGTTGAGGTAAACACCAGCAGAAGCACCGGCTGAAATCAGGAAGTTAGTAACGCCTCCGAGATAAGGACCAACAGCCCACTTAGTAGTTCCAGAATCGTTTGAGAGAGTGAGCTTGGTGTTCCAAGAACCATTTTGACTCGTCGTCCCCACCAACAAATTCCCACTCGCATCCAGCCTAGCACCCTCAATCGGAGAAGCTGAAGTAGCTTGGTTGTAATAATACAACGCAAGAGCAGAAGTCCTGCTTCCACCAGTCCTGCTAGTGGCGATTCCAGCAATACCGCAACCGGCATCTCCAGTCTGAGAAAGGAACAATCCAGCGGCATTGTTTACCGTCGCATTGTTGTTCTCGATTTTCAGCGCGTTAGCTTCAGCAAGACCAGATGTCGCTGTGCTTGTAATTCCAACATGGAGCTTTGAAACACTCGGCGTAACCCCGATGCCCAAATTACCACTCGCATCCAGCGTCATCGCCTGAACCGAATTGATAAATGCAACTAGATTGTTACCACTAGATCCGATTTGGACTCGGGTGTAGCTGCTAGTTCCAGCATCAGCAAACGAGAGAAGAGCATTCGCTCCTGAGGTTTCGATGATTCCACCCTGTGTTACCGCACCAGCTTTTGAATGGAATCTCGCACTCGGCGTAACCCCGATGCCGACGTTGCCGGTACTATCAATCCGCATCCGAGACGTAAGCGAACCTCCTGAAGTGGTCGTCAGGAAATCGAGATAGCCAGCAACATTGCCGCTGGTGCTGTTTTCCTTTCGGCCAGCAATTCCGCCAAAAGCGTAATGCGCTGAAGCATTGAAAAGACCACCAAGCGTAAGCTGTGCGCCAATGTCCTGAGCTTGAGCGTCAGTTGAACGAATGTAAGCCTGACCAGTTGTATCAGCCAATCTGCTTGCAGCAGCAACAGTTAACCGAGTATTCGACGCAGGAGCATCCCCCACGCCCAGTCCTGTGGCGTTCAAAGTCATGGCGGTGCCAGCGACTCCGCCGACGTTGGACCATGTGTGGACACCTGTGTTTTCTACACGATAACGCTCTGTAAGCACTCCAGAGAGGGCTTTAGTTGAAAACCCTAAAACACCTGCTGCGGATGTAGTTTCAACACTGTTGCCTCCAAAAATTTGAGCTACATCCTCAAGTGAAGTGGTATCTTGTTGCACGGTTTCGGCTAAAAACCAAAGCAGAGTATGATACACCCACACCAGCACCAAACGCTGCGCTGCTGTTGATTACTAACCCTTGATTGATGGTGTCAGCAGCAGTACTTCCAGCTTGAACGGTAAGTGGTTTGAAAAGATTTGTCGTCCCAATACCCACCCGATTGTTCGCGCTGTCCACCTTCAGCGTCGAGGTATCCACCGTCAGGTCGCCGCTGATGGTTGCGGAGGCCAAAGTGGCGGTGCCGGATGCGCCGAGGAGCTGGTTCAGCGTCACCTTCTTCGTCGTGCCGGTGCGCACCTGGACGAGTCAACGCGACCTCCTCGACTCGCGCTCCACCCAATACGGC